GCGCAACAAGGCCCATCTCAAACTAATTCGGCTTGGGCATTGCAATATGGTAGAATCCTCCCACGCACTGCTGCTGGCGCAGTCACCTCAATAACAGGAGAAAAATAATGGCTTTTAATGGCTCTGGGACATATAACCTGCCTGCTGGCAACCCCGTTGTTACCGGCACAACGATTTCATCATCAACAACTAACACAACCAACAGTGACATTGCAACGGCGTTGACAAACTGTATCACGCGTGACGGGCAGTCTACGCCGTCAGCTAACTTGCCAATGAACGCTAAGAAACTCACAGGTCTTGCCGCTGGCACGTCTGCGGGGGACAGTGTGCGCTATGAGCAGGTGGTGCTTTCTGCTTCATTAGGCACAAACGTAGCGACGTTTCTTGCAACACCCTCAAGTGCTAACTTAGCGGCTGCGTTAACGGATGAAACTGGAAGTGGCGCAGCGGTATTTGCAACTTCACCTACACTTGTCACACCTGTGCTTGGCACACCTTCTAGCGGTACGCTGTCATCTTGTACCGTTGATGGTACAAATGGCGTTGGCTATATTAACATCCCTCAAAACAGTCAATCAGCGGCTTATACACTTGTTGCTGCGGATGCAGGAAAACATATCTTCCACCCATCAACTGACGCTAATGCTCGGACGTTTACTATCCCTGCAAATGGTTCAGTAGCGTATCCAATTGGCACAGCAATTTCGTTTGTTAATATGACTTCTCAAGTGGTCAGTATCGCAATCACAACAGACACGATGTATTTAGCTGGTACAGGCACAACAGGCACACGCTCATTAGCGCAATACGGTACAGCAACAGCACTTAAAATGACATCGACAACTTGGATTATTTCTGGTGCGGGGTTGACCTAATGAGCGGAATTCAACAAAACTTTGCATATGGTCGTTCTTTTGGTTTTGCTAATGGATGGCCTGTTGCTAATATTGGCGCGGCATACGGAGGTGGCTTTTTTGCAGGGCAAATAAATGTGTCTGGCACTAAATACAACTTAGTTGTTGCACCTAAAGCATCTGGTGAAAGCACAGGTAGTACGTGGGGCGTTTATGGAACGACAACGGGAATAACGTCTGTCATTAATGGACCTACTAATAGTGCTGTGGAAGCAGCGTTAGGCTATCAAGCTGCCGTATTTGCTGAAGGCTTAACAATTGGAGGATATAGCGATTGGTATCTACCTGCTAAAAACGAGCTAGAAGTGCTGTATTATTTCTTAAAACCGACTACTATCCCTAACAGTACTTCATCGGGTTCAAATGCTAATGCGGTATCACCAGAGCCTATTAGCACAAACTACACAAGTGGCTCACCCGCTCGAACAAGCTCGGGTATTGGCTTTAGAACGGGGGAAACAAATGCGTTTGCCTCTGAATCCTATTGGTCTTCTACTGAGTTCGATGCTAACCAATCATGGATACAGACCTTCGACAATGGTACTCAGAACAACGTCAATAAGAACAATAGTCTCTACGTCAGAGCTGTTCGGAGAATCGCTGTGTAAACAGCGTTAATTAAATAGGAATAATAATGTACATACAAATAACAAACATTGACGCAGACACGGGTATTCTTTGCACAGAAGCACCAATGCGTACAGGACCGGCACTCCCAAATGTAAAAGGTTTCCAGTTTATCTTTCAAAACGAATCTGACTTCCCTATTGCTTCAAATGCCGATGGCTCACTCAGCACAGCACCACTGCTTTATGGAACGTGCGATGATGATGCAGACACAACATTAGTTGGCGTAGTTAAAGTGCTATCAGAAGTTGAATTTAATGCAGATAAACAAGCAGAACATTTAGCACGTCAACCATACCCATCATGGGTAGGTGATATTAATACTATGTCGTGGCAATCACCTGTAAGGTATCCGCAAGACGGTAAATACTATCAATGGGATGAATCAATAATTAACTGGGTTGAGGTAGCTTAATGGAGCATTTTATCTCTTTATTATTCCTCGCAAGGGACGTTGCGCATCGTGAGCATCTACGCACTAGAAGTTTTGCCGCGCACATAGCGCTTAACGACTTTTATCATGAGATTATCGAGCAAGCGGACGGCATTACAGAGGCGTATCAGGGCAGCTATCAGCTCCTTAAAGACCTTGAGATTATCGGCAGTAAAAATGTCGATAATATTGAAGACTTCTTAAAGAAACAAGTGACGTGGATTGATGAAAACCGCTATAAAGTCTGCGGTAAAGATGACACGCCAATTCAAAACTTGATTGATGGGATTATGGAAACCTATTTTACCGTTCTTTATAAACTTAGATTCTTGAAGTGAGGTCGAGATGCCTGACGAAGCCTGCCGTTTAGCTAAAGTAGAACAGCGCATTGATGCGCTAGAAGAAGTGTTTGAAGACAGAGGGAAAAAGCTAGACGCTATCATAGCCGCGCTTGATGAGATGAAAGCAGAGCAGTCGCGCTACAAAGGCTTTATCGGCGGTATCGTTTTTACCGTTGGCGCGTTGTTTTCGTTTCTCACATGGTGGTCGGGTAAATAATGGAATTCCTACAGTTTGCTTCGGACGTAGGATTCCCTATCGCGGCGGCGACTGGCGGAATGTATTTTGTCTACCTGACGCAGAAATTCTTGCTCGATAGTGTGCTTGAGAAGATTAAAAGCCTAATAGGCATCATCAAGCAACTTGATAAGCGCGTTACCGCTATGTCATGTGACATCACCAAAATTGATGATTTGGCGTCAACGGCGCTTAACATACCGCAAGAAAAAGACAGACCAAGACCGCCTCCTGTTGAGAGGAAAGATTAATGGACGCCAATGCAATCGCTAAATATATTAACCAGTATGGATTCCCAATTATTGCCGCTGGCGGCATGGGTTATATTGTTTACTTTGTATGGCTTTGGGCAACCACCGTCGTAAAGCCTATCCTGCAAGAAGCCACAGACGCGCTAATTGAGCTAATCGACCAAGTGCGGGTGCTGGATAATGACATGATAAGACTGACGCAAAAACTGACCACTATTCTATTGCTACGAGAAAAAAAATGAAGATAGGTGAAAAAGGGTTAGCCCTAATTAAAGAATTTGAAGGATGTAAGCTATTGTCATATAAATGCCCTGCGGGCGTGTGGACGATTGGCATAGGCTCAACTCGCTACGCTGATGGAACACCTGTGAAAGTCAATCAGGCGCTACCAACCGAAGCAGCGGCTTTGCATTTACTAGCGCAGACGCTTGCCCCCTACGAACACGCTGTAAACGCAGTTAAGGTTGAGCTAACGCAGAACGAGTTTGATGCGCTGGTATGCTTTTGCTATAACATTGGCACGGGCAACTTTGTTTCGTCAACGCTTGTTAAGATGCTAAAAGCCGATGAACCTAAGTCTGAAATAGCGGCGCAGTTTCTGCGCTGGAACAAGGCTGGCGGTAAAGTATTAGCCGGTCTTACTCGACGCAGAAATGCAGAAGCGGAGTTGTTTTTAAGCGAGTAAATCATCACGTTCGCGAGTCGCGCGAAGGATGCAATAGCGCTGATGCAATCGCACTAATATAGAGCGTCTACGTTTACCGTGACGCTCTGATTCAATCATCACCTGTAATTCACCTTCTGTGTAAGTATTCAAATTAAAGAAGATGTCACGCCATGTTAAGTTGTTCATTTTAATTCCTCTAAGGCAATATCTGAAATTGCGCGTTTGTCATGTAGACTTGCAAATATGCGCTCGTCTACGGTTTTGTCTGTTAGCAGTACATAGCAATATACGGCGTTCTTTTGTCCACTACGGTGCAATCGTCCAATGGTCTGCTCATATCTATCAAGTGACCAAGGAAGCGACAGGAACACCATTTTACTGCCGCCAAATTGAAGGTTAAGCCCATGCCCTGCTGACTTAGGGTGGACGAGCAGTAATTCCACTCGCCCTGCGTTCCACAATGAGATAACACCTTGCTGGTCAATTGTCCGCGCATTAGGGTATCGGCGTTTAAGTTCTTCAAGCTCTGCTTGAAAGTTGTACACAATAATCGTATTGGCGTGTTGGTTTTCTGCCAGTATTTCGTCTAGTCGGTCAAACTTGTGGCGCGAAAACCATGCGGTGGGTTGCCCTTCAATATACGAAAACCCGCTAGCCATTTGTTGCAGTTTGTTTACCACCACAGCGGCGTTAACCGCTATGATTTCTTTATCGTCGTAATACACTACAAAGTCTTTCTTCATCTCTTTGTACTGCTTCATATCCATTGCGCATTTGACCGGCACAACGTTAAGCGGGGGTAAAGTATCCATATACTCTTGCGTGTCGATAAGGTACGTTGCAGGCTTAATTACCGCCATCACGTCACGCAGTGAAGTGGACTTAGCTACCCATTCACCAAAGTCTTTGTTAAGAAGCACAAAATACGTTTGAAGAAAGGCGGTCTTAGATTTTCCAAGTAGCGCTGTGTCCACTATCTTGCATTGCCCAAATACGTCCTCAAGTCCGTTACTGGTAAATGAGCCGGTAAGACCCCATTTAATTTTAAAATCCTTAATGCGGGCAAACAACGCTTTAAAACGTTTACCTGATGGGTTCTTTAAAACAGTCAACTCGTCAAACACCACGCCGTCAAAGTCAGGCAATGGCGGTAGCGTTTGCAGCGTATCGTAATTAGTCACCACTACCTGCGTTGGTTTGTTGAACGCGATTAACCGTTGCGCGTAAGAGCCAACGGCGATAGATACTGTCAGATTTGGCGCCCACTTGGCCGGCTCTATCGTCCACACGTCCGTGCAGACACGCTTTGGCGCTATCACTAAGAACCGGCGTACTCTCCCCGTGTCGAGCGCTTGCTGCATGGCGGTTAGCGTTATCGCTGTTTTGCCTGCCCCCACTGGGGCGAGAATCATGCCCTTGTCTATTTGGCTCAAAAAGGCAACAGCTTCTATCTGATTGGGTCTTAGCATTGATAAATTTCCATCTTAAATACGCCGTTTGTGGGTGGTCTGCCATCATTGGAATGGTGCAGCAAGGGGTATAGCATATCCATACCCCATTCATCGTTTTGAGCTTTGGCTTCATCTATCCCGCCAAGGTAGCACAAAGTCGCTAACCTTTAGGGGAATAAACGGTACAGAATCTAGCCATTTAAGCAAATTCATGTAGTTTTCCATATCTTCGCCACGAAGGCCTTTGATGGTTGGGTCTTGGTCAACAGGTCCACTTTTAAATGCGTACATTAGAAATTCTCCAATTTGATTAGTCTGTCTAAATACCATCTCGCTTTGCGTAAATCTTCACCGCCGCCTTTTTCTCTAAAGCGCCATTGATACTTAAAAACATTACCGCGCAAATACCCACGAAACTCATCTTGCGTAAGCATTGCTTCCATCGCGTCAATGCACTGCATCTTGTCGCCTTGATAATGCGCTGGCGCGTTTACTGCGTCGCCATCTACATGAACACTGTCACCTCTTAGCATAATGTCATCTCCCAACGTTTAGGCACTATGTAGTGCGTTTTTAAAAAGTCCATAAAGTGCTGATTACGTCGTCTGCCCATAGGTCGCTTGGGCTTACTTCTGATTTCTTCGTCGCGATGCTTTTTAGCCATTAGTTTGGCGCAGTTTTGTTCTAGTAAACTTTTCTTAAAATATGCTCGAGAATAGCCATTTTCTATTCGACGAATAAACGGCTCACCGCGCATGAGCGCTGACACGCTAGGGTAGCGCAAATCGTTTTCGTCGCAAAAGTCAATCATGGTCATTTCATCTTCGCCTGCTTTAATAACCTTGATGTTGCTAATGCTTAAGTTGCACGGATTGCCGTCTAAATACTCTACTGCGTCAGTATGCTCCGGATACCATCCATAAGCTAAAAACACGGCAATCTTCCACGCTAGAAAATAGGAGTGCATACCGCTTTTCTTGACGTTAATGGTGGCGTTTTTGTTTTTCCAACTAAGCGCGGCAGGCGTATTTGCGCCGCCTTTGAAGAAGTGTCCGGTGTTACTGTTGTATCGTATCGCGCTTCTTATAATCTCTAAATCTTTATCTTTCATTTCCACTTACCACGTCAAAAAATCGTAATCTGTCGTCCATCGTCAAGTTGTTTAGCGCTTTATATAGCTTGCGCGTTTCGCCGTTGTGCTGACGTACCAAGCGCCGGCATCTAGCACGAAAGCGTTGCTCGTTAAGCTCGTTAATTAAGCCAAGCGTAAACACTTCGCTAGTAAATCTGTCTTTTAAAAAAGGGCTAAGCCCTATAAATATTTGTGAAATGTTCATCTTTGGTGCCGTATATCATTAAAAATGGGTCTTCGTTCTTTGCAGCGGTCACATTCGCGGTAACCAAGACTATTATATATGCGCCAATGGTCATGTTTACAGTCAACCGTTGTTGGCGCAGGCGTCACTGGTGATATGGGTTTTACTAATGACATAGCCATAACCCCGTTAAAAATAGTACGCCAATGTAAAACATGAGCGCTGCAACGTCATCGATTTGCATTACCCTTCCTCCAGTGCGCGAAGCATTAACTTTAATTGCTCGATTTCTTTGAGGAGTTGAAGTTTAATTTTTTTCAGCTCCTTCTTGTTTTTTTGAGCCATCTCAAGGCGTTTGTAACATTCGTCTTTTGTCATTTTGCTACCTCTTTTGCTATACGCTCACCAATCCACGCAACAACTGGAACTGCCCAGCTATTGCCTAATGCTTTATATCGTGGCCCATCTGGACAATTCTCAGCGGATTTATTACGCCAAGGTATCTGTGTATAACCGTCTGGGAAACCTTGCAGGCGTTCACATTCTGTGGGTGTTAATCTGCGTACTGCCATTTCATAACCTACAAATTCACGCTCACCACCTTGCCGTGAACCTTGTCCTTTGTAATATGACGCATCAAGTGGGCCTGCTACATCAGACATGGTGCAGATACCATGCACACCCGTTGCGTTTAATGTGTATTGCAATTCTTCTTGACTGCCTATGCCATTTCCACCGTTATGGTCTTGTCGATTGATAATGTTTTCTGCAATACCATAAGTAACTGGAATATTCCCACCACCACTACCATAAGTTGCTGACATCGTTGGTAGCACATCACCTACATTTTGAACTCTAGCGTCTTGAGCGTGCATCTCATATACCGATTTAAAATTCTCATAAGTAACTAAATCAGTCGCATCCTTATAATCACGAGCAGCGCAAGTGCTTGCAACATCTTCAGTGCTATATTCACCTATGCGTTGTTTGTTGTATGTTCCAATGCCGCTTTGAGCATCGGTGGCAGTTGCTTCCCGCGAGATTCTGCCCGGCGCAGTATCCCTGCGCAAGCCATCGAACTCAAAAAGAACCTCTGCGGGATTGAACCCGTCTCTAGCACTTGCGACAACAAACACACGTTTGCGTCGTTGGGCCAGTCCGAAATATTGGGCATCGAGGACGCGCCACGCGACTGCTCTTTTGGGTCCAAGCACCATACCAGCGTTTGTCCATTTTTTCCCGGATGGCTTAAGCTCACCATCTTCTCCTGCGAGTCCAGCCAGAAAACATCCGAAGGCATTGTCTTTGGTGTTGAGAACTCCGGGGACGTTTTCCCAGAAGATAATGGTTGGAATACTTCTAACTGTGTCAATGGCATCTGCTATCTCGCAAAAAATGAGTGAAAGGTTTCCTCTTGCATCATCAAGAGAGTTTCGGTTGCCAGCAATACTGAATGCTTGACATGGCGTACCACCACAAAAAACATCTGGTGCTTCAATTTCACCAGAAAGAATTTTCTCTGGTAGCTGCGTCATATCACCAAGGTTTGGCACATCTGGATAATGATGCGCCAATACTGCTGATGGGAATGGCTCTATCTCAGCAAGCCAAGATGCGCTCCATTTAAGTTTATTCCATGCTACGCTTGCGGCTTCAATGCCGCTACATACGCTTCCAAATTTCATTTTGACACCATATTACCTTGCACATCGCGCGTCATTTCATAAACGCCATACACTTTACCGTCACGAAGCATAAATTCGCCAATGTTAGTTTTAATAATGTTTTGATACTGCCTGTGTGTTGCGTAAATTGTTAACGTTGACGCAATAGCGCTAATTAAGAACGCGCCAACTGCAATCCAAAGTAGTTCATCTTTCATTTTTTCTTTCCTTTAATTAGCGCTTTGATTTCATCTAAATCGGTAACGCGCCACAAGAATGATGGTGCGCCTGCTTCGGAGAATCGTTTACTGCCGATTGGAAACACACCTGACCGGCGAATATGGTAATCCATGCCAGAGCGACTAATTTTATATTGCTCACAGTATTTTTTTATCGTTGTTTCAGTCATTGTCTGCCCCATTTACAGGCTTTAAATCAAGTATGGCTCGAAAATAACCTGACCTAAACGATTCAATCCTTTGTTTCGCAGTTATATCTTTTTGGCGTTGTGGCTCTAGTTCTATATGAGCGACCTTTTCAGCTAGTTGTTGCTTTAAAACTACAACAAGCAATTTTAAATCACGCTCTGCCGCTGCATACCCCCGTTGATACATTTCGCGTGCCGTCTGCGGTGGTTGTTTTTCGTTCCATTTATGGAGCATTTCCAACATAGAACATGGCCATTCAACATTTACTTCTTCTTCAATAATTAAAAGTATTTCTTTAAGTTGTTCTTTTGTTAATAAACTCATTGTACTGTCCCCGTTGCACTATCATTGCAAATTGCGCCAATAATGCGCGTCGGGCGTTTGAATAATTGATATGCGCCTACTGCAAAGGTATATTCTTCCTTTGCGTTGTTGCACGCTTGCATAGTGTCGTAAGGTATTGCAACGCTTGTGTACGCGATTACCTCATGCGTGGTTGTTTTGCCACGTTTGTCGATATTAGTATCAACAGTCAAAAACGATAATGTTAGTGCTAGTGTTGCGCTCATCTCATCACCTGCTTCATGATTTTACGCAGACGTGTAATTTCAGTTAGCGCTGACAAATGTAAACGCGCCATTATTAAGAAGCAAAACAGCATAATAAGGTATGCCAAATTGCTTTCATCAAGGTATTGTAAAAATTCAATCATTATTCTCTCTCCAGTTGTTAATATCTTCTTTGCTCCAAAGACAAGCGTACTTTTGATTAAGTTTGCCCATGTCTGATGCAAAAACTTTTTGCAGTGCTGACAGCTTGCCACCTGCGGTTTTAAGCTCAATAAACCATGTACTGCCATTAGGTAAACACACAATTCTATCTGCCACTCCTCGACAAGCAGGGGAGGTGAACTTATACGATTTGCCGTCCATTTCTTTGACGACTTTTATTAAGTATTTTTCGATGTCTTTTTCTAACATGGCTAAAGTTTATCATTGCAAACTTTTCTTTGCAAACTTTTTTTGATATACTGCAATCTCATTAAACAATTAGAGGAAGACGATGCCCCTAACTAAATGCGGTAAGTTTTATTACTACGGCAGGAAGTCACGAGTGAAGATGATGGACGAACTAAACCAGCGGTACGACGTGGATGTAGACCACGTTAGGCTTAACTTAAAACAATATTGGAAGAAACAAAATGATTGCAACAACAGCCTATATACTAATTATCGCTGTAACAACTCACGGTGAGCTTACACAATCAACAATCGAATTTGCAGATAAGGCTTCGTGTGAAAGCGCGGCAGTTAGACAGGATTTTGCGTTTAAAAATTTGCAGTTTGCAGGTAGATGGAATCTAACCTGCCACCCTTATCAACTTAGTGGAGAGAAGAAATGAATAAAGAACAAGCACTCCGTATCTTAAAGTTGCTATCTGGTTTAGAGATGTATGTTTTTATGCAAACCGATGTACCCGACCACCACAGTGATGAGTTGATTAAAATTATTGACGATTTATCTGACTATGTTTTGGAGAAAGACAAATGAGCCATTCAAGTATTGCTGGCGGTAGCACCGCCAAACGAGTTATTGCTTGTCCTGCCAGTGTTAAGTTGGTGCAACAAATGCCACCTAAACCATCATCATCGTATGCCGATGAAGGGACGCTTTGCCACCTTGCAATGGAAAAACTACTCACTGAGGATAACTTTAACATTTACAGTTTGTCGTATGCGGGCATTGATATGACAACTGAGTTGGCAAAAGAAAAGATTGAACCGGCGCTGGCGGCGCTTGATGAAATTGACCCTTCTAAATCGATGGAGTTTACCGTTGAAGCTAACGTAAGCTACGGTGATTTCTTGCCTGACGTGTTTGGTAGCGTTGACCTTATTGGCAGACTTGGCGACCGCGCTGTTATTCTTGACTGGAAGTTTGGCAGTGGCGTTAGCGTAGAAGTGGAAGAAAACGAGCAGCTCATGTTCTACGCCGCCGCCGCTATGCGCACAAAAGGGCTAGAATGGGTGTTTGATGGCGCGGCATCTATTGAGCTTGTGATTGTTCAACCCCCGTCTGTTAAACGCTGGAAAACCACCGCTAAACGCATTCGTGAGTTTGAGAAAACGCTCAAGAAAGCTATTGATTTATCTGAAACACCTAATGCGCCATTAGCCAGTGGCAAACACTGCAAGTGGTGCGCGGCTAAACCAACTTGCCCGTTAATGACAGGTGAGGTAGATAGGGCGCTAAAGGCAACGCTTGACAGTATCGATGCAGAATCTATTGCAAACTATTTACAACAAGCTGAGATTCTGGAACAATGGATTACCGATTTGAGAGCATTAGCGTTTCAAATGCTTGAAGCGGGTAAACCCGTCCCAAACTACAAACTTGTTGCGAAGCGTGGGACAAGAAAATGGACTAACGAAGCGCAAGCAGTTGAATCGCTTTTGGCTCTTGGCCTAACAAATGACGACATCTACGATTCCAAATTGGTTTCACCGGCGCAAGCAGAGAAGAAATTAAAGGCTCTGAAACTGCCTATGCCGGATGATGTTGTCGCAGTGGTATCTTCTGGCAGTACAATGGCGCACGAATCTGACCCGCGCCCTACTGTCTTATTAATCGGGCAACAATTAACAAACGCCCTCAATAAACTATAGGAAACTAAAATGTCTAATCTAACAGTATTTGGCAATGCCAACCTTCCAGCCGTAAATTCAATTTCATCTGCACTTCGTAACCTTCAGACTGACACCAATACTTCTGGTGGCGTGACTATCCTTAAAATGGATAGAACAGGTCATTGGGTATATGGCGCGTCTGAAACTGAAGTGGATAATGATAGCGTGTGGGCAGTTAATCCTTTCAGTTTCACGCACGGCTTTATTGCGTGGGGTGAAGGTGAAGTATTAGGTGAGAAAATGGTAAGCGTGACTGAACCATTGCCACAAGTTGAACCTGCGCCTGCCGCGGCTAAACGCGGTTGGGAAACGCAAGTGGGCTTCTCCCTCAAATGTATCGACGGTGAAGACAAAGGCGAAGAAGTACGCTACACAGTCACCAGCGTAGGCGGTAAACGCGCCGTGCAAACATTAGCAGTCAATATCGCTAATCAGGTAGAAACAGACCAAACTAAACCTGTTGCTGTTGTATCTCTTGGTAAAGAACATTATCAGCACAAAGCCTACGGGCGTATCTACACCCCGATGTTTGACATTGTGCAGTGGATTAGCCTTGACGGCGAACCTTCAGAAGACACACCTCAAGAAGTCATCGAAGATGACGCGCCTGCCACCCGCCGCAGACGCGCATAACCGATAAGGAGAGGGCGGCTGAAAGGCCGCCTTTTTTTATGCCTATACTTTATATCGATTTTGAAACAAGAAGCGAATGTGATTTGCCTAAGCATGGCGTTTACAATTACGCGCAAGACCTGACTACTGACGTGCTGTGTATGTGCTACGCCTTTGATGATGAGGACGTGCAGACATGGACGCCTGATATGCCGTTTCCTGACAACGTTCGCAACTTCACGGGTCAGATACGAGCGCATAACGCCGCGTTTGAGCGGCTAATCTTTTGGTACGTTCTACAGATAGACTATACGCTTGAGCAGTTTTACTGCACCGCTGTGCAAGCACGAGCTAATTGCCTTCCGGGCAGTCTTGAGGATGTTGGACGTGCTATCTCTAGCGAGATGCGCAAAGACCATCGTGGCAAGATGTTAGTTAAGCAGTGCTGTACTCCTCCGTTTAACACCAAATTGCTACCTGAGCTTATCGAGTATTGCCGTCAAGACGTAAGAACCATGCGAGCAGTGTCTACTGCACTGCGTCAGTTGACAAATGACGAGCTTGCAGACTATCACGTCAACGAGCGCATTAACGACGCAGGTGTTCTCGTGGACGTTGACTTGTGCCGTGCCGCCATGCGCTACGCTAGCGTTGAGCTTGAGGAAATCCAATCTCGCGTCGTGGAGCTAACGGACGGTGCAATTAAATCTGTTCGTTCACCGAAGATGCGTGAGTGGGTGCTTGAGCGTGTTGGTTCTGTCGCTCGTGAGCTAATGTGGAATGGTGAGAAGTATTCTATCGACAAAAGCGTTCGCGCTAATTTGCTGTTGATGGACGACCCTGAAGAAATTCCGCCGCACGTTGCGGAGGTTATTCAATGCGCTGATGACTTGTGGGCGTCGTCTGTGGCGAAGTTTAGCCGTCTGCTTTCTCTTGCAGATTTTGAAGACCATCGTGTGCGTGGCGCGTTTGTGTTTAATGGTGGCAGTGCGACTGGTCGAGCGTCGTCCTATGGTGCGCAGGTGCATAACTTTACGCGTAAATGCGCTAAAGAGCCACAACGGGTGCGTGATGATATGGTCGTTGGGCGTGACATTGTTCCGGTGCATGGCAAGCGTGTGACGGACGTTTTAAAGGGTATGCTTCGCCCTGCGTTGATGCCTGCCGCCGGTAATGTTTTTGTGGTAGCAGATTGGGCAGGTATTGAAGCGCGTGTGACGCCTTGGGCTAGTTTGCAGCATGGCAGTGAAGATGTGCTTAACGTGTTTCGCAGTGGCGAGGACATTTACGTTCGCGCCGCCGCTGGTATCTTTAACCGTCCGATGGATATGATAACGCCTGACCAACGTCAGATTGGTAAGGTCGCTATTTTGTCGTGCGGCTATATGGGTGGGGCTGGGGCGTTTGGCGCGATGGGTAAAGCCTATGGCATTTCACTGCCTGAAGCGGAGGCTAAGCGCACCGTTGACGCGTGGCGTCGCAGTAACTCATGGGCGGTGCAGTATTGGGGTGAGCTTGAGCGAGCGTATATGTGCGCCATGCGCCATAAGGGGCGTGAGTTTACCGCTGGTCGCGTGACGTATCTGTTTGACGGTGTGAATTTGTGGTACGCCCTGCCGTCTGGTCGGGTGCTATGCTACCCATCGGCATATATTGAAGACGGGTCGGTATCTTACGCTAAGGCGGCGTGGAAACCCGCTGCTGATGCAGTCGAATGGCCGCGAGCTAGGTTATGGGCTGGACTCGCTTGTGAGAATATTACACAGGCGATTGCAAATGATTTACTTCGTGACGCATTAGCGCGAATCGGGCATACTGTCGTGCTTCATGTTCACGACGAGATTGTGCTGGAAGTGAAAAAAGAAGATGCGGCGACAGCCGCGCAAGACTTGGAAACCGTGATGTGTAGCGCCCCTGCGTGGGCAGAAGGATTACCCTTAGCGGTTGGTGTATCAACATTAGAGAGATATGGAAAATGAATTTTATTACTTACTTGGAACGTATCGCGCCTGAAGGCGAAAGTATCCTTTTAGTCAAACAAATTGCTAAAGACAACGGTCAGTTTGCATGGCCTGCTTATCTTCCTTCTCGATACGACGGCAAAGGCGCGTGGTATGGCAATACCGCGTCGTTTATCTCGTCACGTTTTAAAGATGGCAAACCGTCTGCGAGTGCGGGCAACTGCGAGTACGTTGCTTTTCTCGTGCTTGACGACATTGGCACCAAGAGTTTGCGTCCTCCTATTGAGCCGACATGGATAATGGAAACCTCACCGCAGAATTACCAGTGGGGCTACACGTTTGCTTTAGATGATATGCCAACTAAAGGTGAGTTTAGCGCCGCTATTAAAGCAATCGCTGACGCGGGCTATACTGACAGTGGCGCGATTAACCCCGTGCGTAATTTTCGCCTTCCTGCGTCAGTCAATTTGAAGCCTGACCGTGCGTCGTTCAAATCTATCCTTGTGGAGTTTCACCCTGAGCGTGAATTTACGCTTGACCAAATTTGCTCGGCGCTTAACGTTCACCCGTCTGCGGCTGACACGGCGACAGTGCGCCCGATTGCTATCATCGACACGGGTAATGATGACGTGCTGGAATGGCTATCTTCGCGTGGTGACGTGATGGAGTCCGCTAACGCTGAGGGGTGGGTTGGGGTTGTTTGCCCTAACCACGCTGAGCATACAGACGGGCAGTTGATGGGCAGATACCACCCGCTTAACCGCGCTTACTGTTGCTTTCATGGTCACTGCGCGTCGTGGGATAGCCGTACTTACCTCGCATGGGTAGCTGAGATGGGCGGCCCTAAACACTCACATGGTCTTCGTGAAGAAATACTTGCAGAGGTGATGCACACAGCGATTAACAAACTCGAACCCACTGATATGTTCAGCACTGACGCGGCGGCGGCTATCATTGCAGAAGTCGAGCAGAAGGAAATCGCGCGGCTTGAAAAGGCGGAGTGGTATCAACGCTTTGCTTACGTCATGTCAGACGACTCTTATTTTGATTTGCAAAACCGTCGTGAATTCTCACGTCAGACGTTCAACGCCGTGTTTCGTCATGTGTCGTGCAAAAGTATTCACTCTGACCGCAAGATAGAGGCCGCCATGAGCTTTGACGAGAACCGTCAGGTGATGGGCGCTAGAGTGCTGGCAGGTATCACCTTTGCCGCTGGTGACTCGGTGATTGCTATGCGTGACGGTGAATTGTATGGCAACCGATGGCGTGACGCCCGTCCAGATTCATCTCGTGGCGGAAATTTGGGTGGCAATATATCCCTATGGCTTGACCACTGTAAATCGCTTGTTCCTGACGAGCGTGAGCTGGAACACATTTGGAATTACATGGCGTTTAAGGTGCAGAATCCGCGCGTTAAGATTAACCACGCTATTCTTCACGCGGGTGGTCAAGGTATCGGTAAAGATACGATGTATGCCCCATTCATTTACGCCGTGTGTGGACCTCATTTGCGTAATTACTCGCTTATGTCTACTGACACCATTCAGTCCGCGTGGGGCTATCATTTAGAAGCAGAGGTTATTGTTATTAATGAGCTTAAAGAAGCCGACAGCGCCGCCCGTCGGATGCTAGCCAACAAACTCAAGCCTGTTATCGCCGCGCCACCTGAGATGCTATCCGTTAACCGTAAAGGCCTTGCCCCGTATAACCTTGTAAACCGTCTTGCCGTGCTTGCGTTCTCTAATGACCGTGTGCCGTTGTCACTCGAATCGGGCGACCGTCGTTGGTTTGCTACTTGGAGTACGGCGGAGCGTCTTGCGCCGCAATCAGCTACCGCTATATGGAAATGGTTTAATGACGGCGGTGGGTATGACCTTATTGCTAACTGGTTGTTCTTGCGTGATGTGTCTGCGTTCAACCCTGCTGCGCCTGCGCCTATGACAGACTTTAAAATGTCACTGGTGCAGAATAGTCTGTCCGCTGTTGAGTCGTCGCTGCTTGACATGATTACGCTGCGTATGGGTGAGTTTGCATCCGGTGTGATTGCCTCTCCCTTTCAAGCCATTTGTGAACGCGCCGCTATGTCGTTTGGCAGTAAACAATTCCCGCCTGCTGCTTTGTTTCATGCACTCGAAGAAGCCGGTTGGGCTGATAAGGGAATGTGCAATTCGCGCTCGTCTAAGACTAAGAAACACATTTTCTGCGCACCTGAGTTTGCGCACATGAGCAAGTCTGCGTTGCGTGATGTGGCAGAGCAGAAACCTGTTGCAAAAGTTGTAGCGATTAAGTAGACTAGTTGCAACAATTCTCTCTAATTGTTAGTTCATGTGTACTTAAAGTGTTCCCCAATTATCGGCTCGGATGATTGGGGAATTTTTTTGGCATTTGGTTTCGTGGCAAAATTTTGCAAATCGTTTCGTGGCAAAAATTGAGCGTTCATTAGATTTGAAATCCTAGCCCATACCAGAATTGAAATCCTGAGCCTTCAAATATACGCGTTTTATCACATTCACGTGTGATTTTACGCGCGCGCTTGTCATTGTATAGGGCGTTTTTATAGCCTTTACTGGCTTGCTATTCGATGATTGAATGTTAGGCAATAGGCTAGTATTGCTAAACTATTTATCGCAGTGTAACGGGCTTTATACGTCGTTAAATGGTAAGCAATAAAAAAGGCCTGTTAAGGCCTTGTTATTGTTTCAGGCAATAAAAAAGGGCGGTCATTAGCCGCCCCTTGTTTAGCTTTCCAGTAATATCGCCAAAATGGCGAACTTTACCAGTATCAGAAATATTATTATCATCTTTTAACCCCGAAAAATTCAAGTATTAAATACTGCACTTCTCTAACGTCGTTTAAATCGTCACTGTTTAAGCCAAAATCCTCACAAAACAGTGTTTCGTTTAAATCGTCATAATACCATTCACAATTTAGACAATTTTCTAACTGTAAACGCAATTTTAATGCGACGTCAATGTTTTCTATTTTATTAATAGAGTTTTTAATGTTATCAATTGTATTCATTGTTGCGCCTATTGAATCAAAGTTTTTAACGTTCTAAACATAACCCGCGCGGCGGCTACACTTTCAAAAGTTAACCAACAAGCGTTAACGCCGCGCGCGTCATCACGTAACTTTACGTCATACCCTACGCCGCCGTTATGAAACAAAGATAAATCAAAATCATCATTAGTAATAATATCACCATATCCGCACAAAAAAGCGTAGACGGTACAACCACCGCCGTTTTTTAAGTTAAATTTTTTCATTACATCACCTCACGAATTGAAAATTTATAGTTAGACTTGTCTAGCTTGTACTCTTTAACGTTTGCATATCGCGCCGTTAAACGTAACCGCCCCTGAACGCGATATAAGTCTTTAAATAGTGCAATGGCTTGGTGGTAACTGGTTGCTTCAACCCTATAATTGAATAATTCGTCGTCATTTATTAAATATGTTTTCATTTTATTACTTCCAACTATCAACGTAAATTTTCACACCTTTAATGACAATATAAAGACACGCTACGTTAGAAAAACATGACGCATAAACGCGGTATTCTTTATTTCCAACTAACGCTTTTTTGCCGGTGTTTAGCTTTTTACCGTAACCGGTCGCAGTTTGCATTAAACCGCGCGTGTGATACCACATAGGGGCGTCGATAAAATCAAGATATATTGTTTTCATTAGTTGTCTACCCCGTATTCAATCGCAAACAAGGGCCGGCGCGTTGAACGTTCGACGATAACAATATTGTATTGGTCGTCTTCAATTGCACATTTACCCGCGCTTTTTTCAGATAGATAACCGTTATCGCGAAAATATTTTAATAGTCTACGCGCGGTCCAGTGTATTGCATCGGCGTCAATATCGCCCGCGTCATACCACGCGTTCCACGTGTACCCGTCACACTCGCGCCACGCGTCAATTGATAAAATTCTATATGTTTTCATTTTGTAAGCCTTATTTTTATTAGGTGCAAAATTACACCGCATAACGCGCGACCTAATCACGCGTTACACGCTGGAATCTTTACGCGGTCCACGCCTTGCAAGCGCGCCGGCTTAAATAATAAACGGCGCTGCTATCTGATAGCCGATATTCTTTTACCATAGCGCGCGCCTCTTTTATAGTGTCAAACGCGTCGACGGTTTCAAGGTATCCGGCGCTTTTACGTTGAATGTAAATCATAGCGCAGCCCCTACTTTTGACGCGTCAAAACAAAATGAATACCCGCGCCCGTCTGCGCTGTCACCATATCGCATATTGTCTAAATTCCAATTTAACTCATGTTTAACGACAAGCGCTTTTACGGCTTCAAAATGACAGTCAACGCCGTCGAATTCATGTGGGTATGAAATAGTGACTTCAAAACCTTTAAAGGTGCCATGAGCTGCAGTATAGGCTTTAATTCTACTACCGCGTGAATTTGAAACGGGTAGATATTTAGTATGAATTGCAATCATTGTTATTTTCTCTATTGTTAGTTAGTGTAAGCGGTCGCCGGGATTGACGACTTGCAAAACATTATAGAGCAATAAAAAATAAATGCAATACTTTTTGTTACAAAAGGGTGTTTTGTGGTTAGTGGTAGGTATTATGTAGTCAGTTTAAAGGGTGATAGACTACCCACGCGCAAGCCCGCGTCGTGCTTGACTTGGAAGGGTTGTAGTCAGTCGTGGGTAGTGTATTTATATAAAGATAAAAATTATATAATATACCATAATAATAATAAGGTATATAATAATATATATAAAAGACGTGCCGTTGAAGTTATACCCACAACTGACCACAACCGCGCAACCCCACGCCGCCATTGGGCTGAGGCGTAGTCAGTCACACTGTTTTTAATTACCTACATATACCTACGCGACTGACTACACTTTTAGAACGGTGCAAGGCTGACATCCTCAGGCTGACATCCTCAGGCTGACATCCTCAGGCTGACATCCTCAGGCTGACATCCTCAGGCTGACATCCTCAGGTTATACCTTGTAAGCCTTATAAATCAATGACATACAATAACGTCAAATAATTGACACTTAGCCTTAATCCCTTGCAACCCGCGTATTTCGTGGCTTCCAGCGATAGGGGAGGGTTAAAATAAAAAATAAAGCGCAGGCGGGGAGGACTTGACAAGACGACTGGCGGGGGCATTATCTCCAACGTTTGCATTTTTCCTATACTATTTGCATTTTCCATATACACCGTCAAATAAATGTCAAATAAATGACGCATAGGGGGGGCGTTCATTTCCGAAGGTGATGCAAAAGATTCACAGACAAAAAAGTCATTTCCATATATATTATAAATAATTTTTAACAAGCTAAGGATTCATGCGACCATGCAATCATTTCCATATTCACCAAGAGAATTAAAAGTTACAGAGGCGCGTCTGAGCGCAATTTACGAAGCGTCTGCGCTAGGGCTAAAAGGGGACAAGCTCGCGCTTGCGGCAGGGCTACTTCCAAGCGAGTATCGGCAGTTGTGCCAACTCGACCCAAACGTTGAGCTGATG